CTACTTGTTTATCACAAAGTTCGCATTTAGGGTTTTGACCATTAAATAATGTAGGGTCTTCACCGTATGAAGCATGTGTTGCTTTTATATAATCTTGTTCGTTCATATTATATAGTTGAATAGTATACATAGCCTAATACTAAAGCTGTCATCATTATAACAAATGTAATAAAAGCAAATGTATCAGTAAACCAATTAGGTACACCACCTTCTTTAATTTGTCTCACACTATATATATCTGTAAAATTCTTTTTTTGTTTAATTAACTTTCTGCCTGTGGTCTTATAAAAGTTTTTAAATTGGTCAGAATCAAAGTAATGTTTAAATCCTGAACTTTTGTGTTTTACTACGTACATATTTTTTTATGTTTTGATTAATAATGATACAAATGTAGAACTATTTTTTTAATTATTAACACTTTTTTATATAAGTTATTAACAATTACTATGTTAGTAAGTATCTTTTATCTAAGAAGGTTTTGTTGTATATAAGGGTATTACACCTTTTTATATAGAAAGTGTCTTAAATCGTATCTATATACCAAAATATAGTACAATCAGTATTAATATAAAATAAAAGATATTAAGTTTAGTAGTGTCTGACACTTATAAAGGCATTAAAAGGTTAATAGGTAATGTACCGTTTTCTAATATAACAGCACAACCTATAGCTGGTTTTTTACCAAATTTTGCATACGCAAATGAATATTCTGAAAAATTTATACCACAACCCGACTGTACGGCAAATGTCCTAAAGTTTTTACCTACGTAGTGTTCAGTATAACACTGTGTGTGATAATGTCCTTGTACTATATTTATCATGTGATTTTTGCAAGCGGTTCGTGCTGTGCCGCCTTCACCATGTTGATAAAGTACGTTATCTTGTATTAAATGATCTACAAATTGCCATTTAGGCACTTCTAAAACTTCTTTATATGACTTTATCCACTTTTTTGGTATGTTAGCTGTTTGTCCTTTACGCATGACCATACGATCATGATTACCTACTATTACAGTTGCCTTTGGAAAAACTTCGTACCACCTTGCTATACGTTTTATAGCGTATTCTAGTTCGTTACCGCCTGATAAACCGTCAGGATCGGTCTCGTGATAACTACTATAATGATTGTCTATTATATCACCTATGAATATAACTTGATTACATGCGAATTTTTCGTATTGTTCTATACAGAAATCTAAATATCCATCTAAACAAAAAGGTTCGTGCAAGTCCCCAATGACTAATACATTGCGAACCTGCTCCGACCTCATTTTTTTTAATGCCACAATTTCATGTGGTTTTAACCTGTAACGGTTATTACGCATTTATTTTTTTGCTTCCTTACCGAAATCTGCTAAAGATTGACCAGTGAGCATAGCAATTAAACTCCACCAGATTTGACTTA